GTATGAGAGCACCACAAAAATCCTTAGTCAACTGGACAAAGCAAAAGTGGAGAACTAAAAGTGGGAAGCCTAGTGTACAAGGGTCAAAAGCTACAGGTGAGCGTTACTTACCTGAAAAAGCGATTAAGGCTCTTTCTAGTGCAGAATACGCCGCCAGTACGGCTGCTAAACGAAAAGCAACTAGAGCAGGTAGACAAGTATCTAAACAGCCCAAAAAGGTTGCTACAAAAACGGCGAGATTTAGATGAAAAAAGACGAATTATATCTAAGGTTAGCGAAACCCTTCCTGAATATAGGAAACTATCTAATGCGAAAGCACGTAATGACATTAAGAAAGAGACAGGCAAAAGAAGGAACTAGACAAGAATTGGTTTTGAGGGAAAAAGAAATCAATGGTAACAGTTGAGCAGTTTCTGAAATGGAAGATATTACCGAGGTGTATGATGCTTGCGAGTACAATTATGTCTTGGAGATGTGCAGAATGGTTTATGAGCTTAGATGCACCAACAGCAGCACAGTCAGCCTTTGTGTCTGTGGTCATGGGTGTAATGACAGGTGTGTTTGGTATATGGATGGGTCACGAACATAAAGGAGAAACTAATGTTATCAGCGTTGATAGGACCAATAGCAAATCTCGCTAGTTCTTGGATGGACAGTAAAGTTGAGAAGGTTAAAGCTGAAGGACAAGCTAAAGTAGCACAAGCAAAAGCTAAAGCAGTTGTAGCTGAGAAAGTAGCAACAGGCGAAGTTGAATGGGAAAAGTCTATGGCTGATGCCACAGATAATTCATGGAAAGACGAATTTGCCTTGACAGTTTTACTTTTACCTGCTATACTAGTGTTCATTCCAAGTATGACAGAATATGTAAGAGTAGGCTTTGAAGTTTTAGACACATTGCCTGATTGGTATCAGTATTTACTCTTTATTGCAATTAGTGCATCATTTGGTATTAAAGGTGCAGGACAAGCCATGAAACTTATGGGGAAGAAATAATGTCAAACATAATTGAAACAAACTTCGGTACATTAATTAATCCTGCTAGAGTAGCTAATGGTAGTGCATCTAGTGTTATTAAGCATGGTGCTTTTTATGTGTTCTCACTTAAAATAAGTAACGATGATATTCGTGAATATTCTTTTACTACTAGGCAAAAAGCAGAGAATATGAGAAAGATTTTAGTAAGCCATTTAGAACATATGATTGGCACAACAGCAAGGAAAGTTAACAACTAATGAATTTAATAAAATTACAAGATGAAATTGCTAATGACGAAGGTGTTAAGTATGAAATATACAGATGTTCAGAAGGATATCCTACAGGGGGTATAGGACATTTAATTACCGAATGGGATGAAGAATATTATGGTAAGCCTATAGGTACAAAAATTCCACATCAACAAGTAGATGAGTGGTTTGCGAAAGACATAGAAACAACTATAAAAGATTGTAAACTATTGTTTTCGCAATTTGATAATCTACCTGACGATATACAACATGTATTAGCTAATATGTGTTTTCAATTAGGTAGACCTCGTTTGTCTAAATTTAAAAATATGATTGCTGCCGTAGAAGATTTAGATTGGTATAAAATGGCAGACGAAATGGAAGACTCTCGTTGGTTTAAACAAACACCCAACAGAGCTAAACGTCTTATAGCAATCGTCGATAGACAATATCATAGAGAGAATGTACCAGTATGAGTAGAACTTTAACTGAAAGACAACAAAAGTTTCTTGATGTATTATTTGATGGTGCAGGTGGTGATGTAGCACAAGCTAAAATATTAGCAGGATATTCTGAAACATCTAGTACATCTGATATAGTCAAGTCTCTTAAAGAAGAAATTATGGATGCTACTCAATTATATATGAGTAGAAACGCACCTAAAGCTGCTGTGGCTATGGTAAGTGGTGTAGATGACCCTACCCAGCTTGGTATACGAGACAAGCTCTCAGCAAGCAAAGAACTGCTAGACAGAGTAGGTTTAATTAAGACTGAAAAGTTACAGGTAGAAGCGTCTGGAGGTGTAATGATACTACCACCAAAAAATAAAGATTAATATGACTACAAGAAGTTTAGGTAAGTGGAAGCTACCACAGCCTACAGATATAAAAGACGAAGATAAAAAAGAATGGTCAAAGATACCACGTATATCACGTATAATACCTTTTGGCTATGAGAAGAATGAAGAAGACCCTGACATACTTAATCCAATACCTTTTGAACTTGAAGCTATTGAAATGGCTAGAAAATATGTAAAGCAGTATTCTTTTCGTCAAGTTGCGAATTGGCTTACTGAAAAAACAGGTAGAGAAATATCTCACGTAGGATTAAGAAAAAGGTTAATGCATGAGCAACAACGTAAGAACCAAGCTAGAACTCTTAGAAAATGGTCCGAGTATGCCCAGAAAGCAATCGAGAAGGCGAAAGCCATCGAACAAGAAAGACTCGGTTCAAAAATCTAAAGTGCTTGAAGTAGAACGTGTAGATGATGAAGAATCACTTAACGTTATATTTAAACCAAACGCAGGACCACAGACAGAGTTTCTTGCGGCAGGTGAAAGAGAAGTTTTATATGGAGGTTCAGCAGGTGGTGGTAAGTCGTATGCCATGCTTGCAGACCCACTAAGGTACATGGGTCACCCATCTTTTAGTGGTTTATTATTAAGACATACGACAGAAGAACTTAGAGAGTTAGTATGGAAGTCACAAGAATTATATCCTAAAATTTGGAAGGGTATAAAATGGTCGGAGAGAAAGATGCAATGGGTAGCACCATCAGGTGCGAGATTGTGGATGTCATACCTTGACAGAGATGATGACGTATTAAGATATCAGGGATTGGCATTTAGTTGGATAGGGTTTGACGAGTTAACGCAGTGGGCAACTCCATTTTCATGGAACTACATGCGTTCACGATTAAGAACCGCATCGGCAGATTTGCCAATCTATATGAGAGCAACCACAAACCCAGGAGGACCTGGGCATGGTTGGGTTAAAAAAATGTTTATTGACCCATCCCCATATGGAAAGGCATTTGATGCGACAGATATTGAGACAGGGGAAGTACTTAAGTATCCAGCAGGACATAGCAAGGCTGGACAAGCATTATTTAAACGGAAGTTTATCCCTGCAAGATTATTTGACAATCCGTATTTATCTAGAGAAGGTGATTACGAGGCAATGTTGCTCTCCTTACCAGAGCAACAACGTAGGCAATTACTTGAGGGCGATTGGGATATTAAGGAAGGTGCCGCTTTTACGGAGTTTAATCGTGACATTCACGTTGTTGAGCCTTTTCACATCCCTAGTAATTGGGTCAAATTTAGGGCTTGTGATTATGGTTATGGTTCTTATAGTGGTGTGTTATGGTTTGCTGTCTCGCCATCTGAACAACTTATTGTCTACAGAGAACTCTATGTTAGCAAAGTCCTTGCCACAGATTTGGCAGATATGATAAATGAATTAGAAGCAGAAGATGGTAACATAAAGTATGGAGTATTAGATAGTTCATTATGGCATAAGCGTGGAGATACAGGACCTTCACTAGCAGAACAAATGATACAAAGAGGGTGTCGTTGGAGACCTTCAGATAGAAGTAAAGGTAGTCGTGTATCCGGTAAAAATGAGATACATAGACGTTTGCAAGTAGATGAATATACAGAAGAACCTAGAATAGTATTTTTTGATACGTGTACTAATACGGTTTCTCAATTACCGTCTATACCTTTGGATAAAAAGAATCCTGAAGATGTAGATACAAGAGCAGAAGACCACTTGTATGATGCTTTAAGGTATGGTATAATGTCACGACCACGATTTAGTATATTTGATTACGACCCACATGGCAGACCATCTAGTAGTATGCCTGTAGCAGATTCAACGTTTGGATATTAATATGGCTGAAGAAGAAATAAATTTAGAAGATGATGCGATTGCATTAGAGGATTCTGAAGACTCTGATGTAACGGATACTGAAGTAAAAGGTATTGCTAATCATGTCATGTCTCAATTTAAAAAATCAGAAGACTACAGATATGATGATGAAATAAGATGGGTTCGTGCCTATAGAAACTATAGAGGCATATATGGACCTGATGTTCAATTTACTGAAGCTGAAAAGTCTAGAGTATTTATTAAAATAACAAAAACAAAAACATTAGCTGCTTATGGACAGATAGCTGATGTATTATTTGCAGGAAACAAATTTCCTATAAGTATAGAACCAACTGAACTACCAGAAGGAGTTGCTAAAGATGTTAGTTTCGACCCTAAAGAACCTCAAGAATTACGTAATCAAATTAATGGACAGGATAATGTTTCTCCCTATGGTTTCATGGGAGATGGCAAGGAGCTTCCTAAAGGAGCTACAGCACAAAGTTTGCAAGACATGCTTGGTCCTTTGGAAGAAAAGCTTGGAGACGTTGAAAACCTTAAAGAAGGCAGTGGACAAACTCCTACAGCGATAACATATAGTCCTGCGATGATTGCAGCTAAGTCTATGGAAAAACAAATTATGGACCAACTGCAAGAGTCTCATGCTAATAAACATCTTAGAAGTACTGCTTTTGAGATGGCTCTGTTTGGTACAGGAGTAATGAAAGGACCATTCGCCATTGATAAAGAGTATCCAAATTGGAACGAGGAAGGGGAATACTCCCCCGTTTTTAAAACCATTCCTCAAGTTAGTCATGTTTCTTTATGGAATTTTTATCCAGACCCTGATAGCACTAACATTGAACAAGCACAATATATAATAGAACGACACAAAATGTCACGTTCTGAGTTACGTTCTTTAAAACGTAGACCTTATTTTAGAGATTCTGTTATTGAAGAAGTAATAGCAGAAGGTGAAAACTATACCAAAAAGTATTGGGAAGATGATTTAATAGATTATAATCAAGATAGTTATGTAGAACGTTTTGAAGTTCTTGAGTATTGGGGTATGTTAGATACTGAAATGCTTGAAGACCAAGGTGTTGAAATTCCTAAAGAATTGAAAAACTTTGAAGAGTTACAAGTTAATGTATGGATATCTGGTAGCAGATTACTTAGAGTTGTTCTTAACCCATTTAAACCTGCTAAGATACCTTACATGGCAGCACCATATGAATTAAATCCATATTCTTTTTTTGGTATTGGTTTAGCAGAAAATATGGATGATACTCAAACATTAATGAATGGTTTTATGAGAATGGCTGTTGATAATGCTGTACTATCAGGTAACTTACTTATAGAAGTAGATGAAACCAATTTAGTTCCGGGTCAAGACTTGTCTGTATATCCGGGTAAAGTATTTAGAAGACAAGGGGGTGCTCCGGGTCAAGCAATTTTTGGTACTAAGTTTCCTAATGTATCAAATGAAAATTTACAACTCTTTGATAAGGCTAGACAACTGGCTGATGAAAGCACTGGATTACCATCTTTTTCTCATGGACAAACAGGGGTATCGGGTGTAGGAAGAACCGCATCAGGTATATCTATGTTAATGAATGCAGCAAGTGGCAGTATTAAAACTGTTATTAAAAATGTAGATGATTATTTACTTAAACCTTTAGGTGAAGGATTATTTAGATTTAATATGCAATTTAACTTTAACCCAGAAATAAGAGGTGATTTAGAAGTTCATGCTAGAGGAACTGAAAGCTTAATGGCAAATGAAGTTCGTAGCCAAAGACTAATGCAATTTTTACAAACTGCATCTAATCCTGCCCTTGCTCCGTTTGCCAAGTTTAATTATATAATAAGAGAAATAGCAAAAGCTATGGACTTAGACCCTTCTAAAGTTACGAATAATATGGATGAAGCTGTATTACAGGCAGAGTTACTTAAACAGTTTCAAGGACCTCAAACACCTCAAGGTCAAGCTCCTGCAGGTGCAAACCCAATGGACCCCACAGGAGCAGGTGGAGGAACAATAGGAACAGGTCAAGTACCTCAACCAAATGAACAAGGATTTAGTGGAAATGGACAAGCAAATACTGGGCAACCTCAAACCCCTAGTCAGCCACCAGCACCAACTCAATAAGTATTTAGATGCTTTGATAGAGCAGCATCATAAAGCTATAGAGCAAGCAGAAGATACAGTTGTTATGTATAGAACGCAAGGTGCAATAGCGGCATTAAGAAGATTAAAGTATTTAAGAGACGAGGTAAATAAAAACGATGGCTAAAAAATCTGTAAGTGACCAAATGGAATTGTTTGAAGATGGTGGATTTAAAGACCAAGGGAAAACTAACGACCCTATATCTAAAAATCCTGTACCTATCGGCTCTACTCAAGAAGAAGTAAGAGATGATATACCTGCTCAATTAAGTGAAGGTGAGTTTGTATTACCTGCTGACGTTGTTAGATATCATGGCTTAGAAAAAATTATGGGCATTAGAGACCAAGCTAAACAAGGCTTACAGAAAATGGAAGACATGGGTCAGATGGGTAACTCTGACCAAGCTAAATTACCTGATAACGTACCATTTACACAAATGGCAGAAGGTGGTGTAGTTCCGGGTGTTAATATACAAGGACCTACTACACAGTTAACTAAACAATCTATGTTTGCTTCTCCTGCTCAAACACAGCCACAACAAGTGGCACAACCTGTTACGGTACAGACACCATCAGCACCTGTATATGCATCTTCTCAGGTAATGCCAAAAACACCATACACTTTTGAACAAGCAATAGGTACACCGTTTGGACAACAACAACAATCAGAAACACGTATATACGTAAATGATGCAGGTGAAAAATTATACATACCTTTTGTAAATGGGAATCCTATTTATCCTATTCCTGCTGGATATAAACCTGAACCTGTTGCGGAAAAGGAAAAAGAACAGGAACAAACTGTAACAGATGTTCGTGCTAGAAGTGCTACTACGCAAGATACGGGAGACGATAGTGTAGGAATTAAATCTACAGCAGTATCTGAATTAGCTAAAGCCGCACAAAGAAGAGAAGCGGGGGTAGGCAAAGGTTTAGCTACAGCAGTAGGTGCTTTAGTTAATCCTATAGCAGCTATTGGTGGAACTATTATTAGTAATTTGATGGGTAAAGATTCTGCTTATCCTACAGCAGATGCTGATAAAATATTAGCTGCTGAAGATGACGCAGAAGTTATGTTTGATACAGCATATGGACCAGAAGAAATAGCAGAAGAAAATTCACAAAAAGCTTTTAATACAGACATAAGAAATGCTACTGTTATGTTTGGTGCTACCCCAACATTTAAATTTGGAACAAATGCAGGTGACGTGGATATAGCTAGTAATGGTGTTTATCACAATAGTGGTTTAGCTATAAACCCTGATGGTTCTGCTTCACAAACAGCACAAGGAACGGTATCCTATAAAAGTGCAGCAGATTTTGCTAAACATATGGCGGCTTCTTTTGATACAGGATGGCATGGCTCTACTTTATCCAAAGAAGAATACAATTCATTAGGACAAAAAGGTAAAGATAGATATGATGCATGGGCTAATCAATTAGGGTATAAAACAGGTGGCGGTACTAAATTTGCTGACCCTAAAGATGATAGACTTACTAAAAAAGGCGATGAAATAAAAGGGGGAGACCAAAAACCTACTACTACTATATCTAAACCTTTTGGTAAAGATGAACAACGTTTTAGAGGAAGTGTAAAACCTATGGGTTATGTAGAACCTTTTGATGACACTAGCCCTGAAAGTAAAACTAAAACTAGTATAGACCCTAGGTCAGTAGACCCAACCGAATTTGCTAAAGGTGCTCCTAAAAGTGCAGGTGATTTTAGAATAGGAAGAGACCCTAAGTTAGCTGCGGGTATTACTACTAGAGGTGATAGAAGTAAACCTATGACTATAGAAAGTGTATTTAAACAAAGCCCTGCATACACTAGTTTAGTAAGAGCAGGTTTAGCGGGAACAGAATTAGAACAAGCTGAACAAAAACAAAAAGACCAACGAGCAAAAGTAGAAGCAGATATAAAGTCAGGTAAAGCTGATACATCTATACCTACATATACTAGCCCAACATATAGTTATGATTATTATGATAGTGGCGATAATAGTAGCGATAGTGGTGCAGATGCATCAGACCCGGGAAGTTCAGATATGGGATTTTCTACTGCATCAGGTGGTTTTATACAAAGAAAGAATTTGCCTAAAGCAAATAAAAAGAAGCAAGGTGGGTTGGCTTCAAGACGATAACCCACATATAGGCTACTT